ACCGTGGGCGAGCGGTGCCTGGACTGAAATTGGTGGGTCCCAGCTATTGGGAATGGATGAAGTTCTGGGAAATTGGGTTTTATCCGACCCAATTGTTATATGTATTTAATTTATGAGTTAATTAATTATGAGTTAAATGAATTTATGAAACCAATAATATATAAAATATTATTCATTATATATAATTTAAAACATTACACGGATGATTTATTTATGATGCGGTAATGATTTAAGAGGTCCATGCCTAAAACGTTCACGTTCTCAGCCATCACCATATCTACGACGTCGACTAATTCCTCCGTCTTTATCATCTGGTGAGTGAAGTCTTTGAACATATTCCTTAACCCATTCATTATCTCCTCCTCAGAGCCGTTAAAGTCGAATGGGATGAAGACATCATCGAAGTGGTATGGTATGATAAATGTTGATTTCCTCAGATATGCCTCCTTTGTTGCCGTCACCTCTATCCTGCATTCTATATGATCGTCTTTGAGGAAGACATCGACTCTGAAGTGGACTCCCTTGGTGCTCCTGAATGTGATAGTCATTTTTTATTATGTTTTGTGTTGATCATCAACACGAAATATATAGATGATTCATAGAAAATATCTTATGAGTATATGGATTTAAATGGAACACGTATATCTTGTATTATCCATACATATTCCGTCATCCATTACGTCATACAGGCTCATACGATGTAAAGCATCGTAAGAGATAAAAAATAAATAAAAGAAAAAAATAAACAAGAAATAATTATAATTTAGAAAGAAACAAGGGAGCGCAGGGAAAAAAAAAACCCCGAACAGACAACTAAAATTAAATAGAAAAAGAAAATTGTACAAGTGATTCTCAGAAGCACTTGGTTGAAAAAAAAGAAACACATTAATTCCGTACTATCATACTATGTCGTTTTGTTTGAATTCCGTACTTAAAGCACTATTTTAAATGGTATTCGAAATCCCTGTTCCTGGATGTTTAGTGGGTGATGACTGTATATTACGGTGTTACTGTTTACCGTTCCGTTTTATATTAACCCCGTTCCGTTATTTGAGTACCGATCCGTTATTTGAGTACCGATATATCGGTACTCAATTGGTGCCCATATCCGTACATATATATACTTTTGACTAAAACACCCTCAAAAAGCTGAGATAAGAGGCGCGTGCAATTGCGCTGAAAAAGTTAACATTCTCTCTCCTATTTCCGGTGAAACTATCATTTCCGGTGGTTGCCGGCCTCAATTCACGACACGCGCGGCGGTGTGTACCCCTGGGAGGGTAGGTACCACTACGCTACGCAGCAGCCTTAGCTACGCCGGAGCTTAGCTCGCCCACGTTCTAATATT